GATGTGATGTGGTCGGAATGGCTTAATAGATTACAAACACCAATGAACCATCACGAAAAATATCAACGTGGATTAGTCGTTTATGGTGAAGTGAAAGATATTGAAAAAGATGGAAAACTAATACAAAAATATCGCAATGATGAAAATATTATAAATAGAAATACACTAGCACTTGATTACGATAATATAACAGATTTCAAAGGGCTGTACGGTGCTATCTGTAAGTATTTAGAAGATTATTCTTGGGCATTCCACACAACTTATAACCACACTACAGATAAACCTAGAATACGCCTTATGGTGCCTTTAAATGAGACTGTGAGTGCAGACGATTATAGAAAATATACGCAAGCATTAGCTCAGAAAATAGGCTACAAGATTGATGAAGGTAGCTATCAACCATCAAGAGCAATGGCATTACCAGTAAGACCAGATAAGAATATCCCATATATATTTAAATATAATGATGCACCAGCAATCAAAAATGGTGATTTAGATGAGTTATCGAAATATATAGAGAACACGCAAAAAAATAAGTCAATTACCATTAATTACTCAAATAATTTAAAGAAACATGATTCAACTTATTGGCGTGGTCTTGCATTTGGTGTATGTGAAGGTGGACGTAATCAAGCGCTGGCATCAATTAGTGGTTACTTATTGCGTAGGTATGTAGACGTAAACCTTGTATATGGTCTAGTGATAGCATGGGGGAAATCTTGTAATCCGCCTATGGACGATGGGGAAATAAACAAAACATTTAACTCGATACTCAAAAAGCATATGAACAACTAGAGGGGGACGGGATATGACAGTAGAGGAAATGGAAGTAACTAAAGAAGATGTATTGGAAACTATGAATAGTCTTGAAAAATTTCAAGAAATCAATAAAGATAAACCAACTATTCCAGAACCTTATTTAATTAAAGGTAAATGGCTATATTTGGAAAAAGAGAAGAAAAACACTAAAGGTGAAGTTATTGATATAGCTCATATTTATATTACAAGTACGCCACCATATATTAATGAAAGATATAAAAATGTTGAATCTGGAGAATTTTATTACGAATTGCAATTTGAAGATGAAAAACGAAAATATAAATTACCAGTATTAGCTAGAGATATTACACAAGGTAAATATTTAGTAGAACTTGCCAGTAAAGGTTTAGAAGTTACTCAAAATGAGGCAGGCAATCTCGTTCAATATTTAAGTTTTTATAGACGTTTTAATAAAATACCAGATTATGATGTGGCAACACGATTAGGGGATATTAATGGTCACTTTATTTCACCTTATGAAGAAGATCAGCAGGATAATCAGTATAAAATATTTAATGCAGACAGAGGATATCAAGCGCTAATTGATGCTTTTGAAACAAAAGGCAATATTGATGATTATATAAAAGGCGTGTTTCATCCTATTAAAAATAATCCAATGGTAATGATGATGTTTTACAGCTCATTAGGTTCTATATTACTTAAAGATTTTGATGTAGACCCATTTGTAAGTGAGATTTCAGGACGTACCTCTAGTGGTAAAACTTTCACATTGAAGATATGTGGGAGTGTATGGGGAAATCGTAAGCTAATTACTGAATGGAATGCTACTAATGTAAGTGTTGAACGTATGGCTTCATTTTTAAATTCATTCCCTTTAATTAAAGACGATACGCGTAAGGCAGACAATCCATTTAGAATACCGAGTATTGTATACCAATTTTCAGGTGGACAATCTAAAGGACGAGGCAATTCAGACCGTTCTATCGATTATTTGGAACCGTGGAACAACATCATGCTTTCAAGTGGTGAAGTTGCTATACCAGATATAGCACCCGATAAAGCAGGTGTGGCAGGTCGTGTAATTACTTTACAAGATGACCCATTTCCTAATACTGATAAAACTGAATTTGGTGATATAGCAAAAGCAATGGAAAATAATCATGGTCTATTAGGTAAGTTATTCATCAAACAATATCGAGCTGACAAAGACAAATATAAATCATCATTTGAAGGTGCCGTTAAATATTTCATGAAACAGGCTAACGGTAACGAAGTAATGGATCGTATCGCACGTAGCTTTGCGCTATTACAAATCACAGGTGAGATATTAAATAATATTGAAGGCTTTGAGCATGACCCATATATTAATGTGAATAAAGCACATACAAGTATGATGAAGAATAATAAAAATATTGATAAACCCAAGCAAATGTTAGAGGAATTACTTGAAAAACTAAATGCGAATCGTGGACGTATTGCTTACAAAAAATTCTATCATGATAATGCTGAATTAATGGCTATTTATAAAGAAGATTTTTTATTGGTTATGACACCAACTATAAAGGAAATGCTAGGTACTGAATTTAATTCTACTGTTAAGCAATGGGACGAAAGAGGATATCTTGAAACCAATAATTACGGTAAACAAAAAAATATAAGGTTTAATGGAGAACAACAAAAAGGTTATGCCATCAAAACTGAAATCATTAATGAATTAGGATTTGACTTTAAGAAAGAAGTACAAAGTTACTAGTAGTTACCACCTAGTTACTACTTATTTATCAAAAGTAGTAACATCTATAAGTATTGATATGACAGTGTTTATAAATGATTTTAATATAAATGTTACTACTGTTACTACTTTCAAAATAGGAGGTTATATATAAATTAATACAAAACTCTCTCTTTCTTATAAGAGTACCCCCTTAAAAAAGTAGTAACACTAGTAACAATAGTAACGTATAAGCTAAAAACATTGATATGAAAGCATTTATGGAACGCAGTAAAGTAGTAACTTTATTAAAAAAGTAGTAACCAAGTAGTAACATTTTAAAGTAACAGGACAAAAAGGAGATTAAGAAAATGAGATACCTATACAACAGTGGTAATAGATATGGAACAGTAACAACTAATAATAATATACATCGTGTGATTACAGAATATCCACGTGAAGTATTTTACTTTAACGATGAAGAACTACACCAATATATGGCATATAACGATTTAGGATTTAACGCAATTGATTTTAACGACATGACAATGCAGGAACTCGAAACAGTATTAATGTGGTGTAAACAGTTAGAGCCTATAAAGTCAGTTAATGAAAACTATTCTAGTTACAACTTAAAGCATATGTTTGAACGTGAGCCTTACGGTTTTTATATATCGAACAGTAATATGAAAGAAGCGATGGCATTAGCAGGATTTAAGCCTAAAAGTGCCGATGATTTAAATTGGTTTTATCCAATAAGTGAACGTAGTATCAAGCAACTTGAAGTATCTTAAAAAAATATTCCAGACATTCCAGACTTTTTATATCTAAATAACGTATAAACCCTTGACAAACGTGTACTTATATACCCTTATATGGTATAATTTAATTAAATAATTAGTACTAGGTACTAAAAAAGAACGTACACAATATAAAATAAAATTATAAGCAGGTGAGCAAGTGCCTAAATGGATAGATAAAATACTAGGATTAGAACAATACAAGGAACAACAGACGAAGAATTTTGAAATGTTAAGTGGTGGCTTTAAATCTTTATCATCGTTCACTGGTGATGCGTACAGCAATGATATTTATCGTAGCGCAGTAGATTCAATCGCACGACACATTGCAAAGCTATCAGGTAAGCATGTGATTGATAATAGTACAGAATCGAATAACTATTCAAAACTGAATCGCATATTACAACACAGACCGAATCCATATATGAGTGGATATGATTTCTTATACAAGATCGCTACACAATACTATTTGTATAATAACGCATTTATATTAGTCCAAAAGGACAATCGAGGTAGCTTATCGGGACTGTACCCACTTACACCAAACAGTGTTGAGTTTGTGGTCGATGGTGCTGGTGAAGTATATATCAAGTGTCTGTTCAAAGAAGGTAAGATTGTTCACTTCCATATGTCAGAAGTGGCAGTGTTACGTCGACACTTTAACAGTAACGAATTACTAGGTGATTCAAACGACGCTATTATGTCAGCGCTAGAGTTGGCACATACACAGAATGAAGGTATGCGTGAAGCTATCAAAAATTCAGCTCAAATTCGAGGGATTGTGAAATATACTCAAGCATTAAGCCCAAGTAAGTTAAAAGAAGCTAAAGAAGAATTTATGAATAACTATTTCACAATGGCTAATAATGGTGGCGTGATTCCAATAGATACATCAATGGAGTACCAACCGTTAAATGTATCAGATGTGCAAATAGACACATCACAAATTGATACTGTGAAACGTAAGATATATGACTATCTAGGAATCAATGAAGATATTGTGAATGGTAATTATAACGAGGATCAATGGCAATCGTTCTTTGAATCAATCGTTGAGCCTTTTGCGATACAGATATCATCAGAACTAACTGAAAAGATATTTACTGAACGTGAGAAAGCATTTGCTAACAGAATTATATTTGAATCATCTAAATTACAGTATGCAAGTAATAAATCAAAAACGAATGTTATTAAAGAGTTATTACCGTTGGGCGTACTTACAATTAACCAAGCGTTGGACTTACTCAATTTACCAAATGTGGAAGATGGGGATAAGCGCATTCAGTCACTCAACTATATAGATAAAGCATTAGCAGACAGCTATCAGATGAACAACAAGGAAGGTGAAGTTGATGAAGGAAATTAGATCAGCAGAAATTAGCACTAATACACAAAGTGATGAAATGGTGCTTGAAGGTACACCGATTGTATTTGATAAACCAGCACTTATACAAACACCAACAGGACAATATACAGAAGTGATTAAGCGTTCAGCGTTAGACGGTTTGAAACTCAATGACACACGATTATTAGTGTCACATGATATGAACCGTATACCGTTAGCAAAGTCACCTAAAACAATGGATTTGTGGGTTGATGATGTTGGTTTACACATGAGGGCAACCTTACCAGATACAGAAGAAGCACGCTCTGTCTTTCAGGCAGTTAGCAGGGCGGATATGACAGGTATGTCATTCGGATTCACATGTAGCAATCAAGGTAATGATTTCGATGTGAATACAAGAACTAGAACAATTAATAAGATTGATAAAGTATTAGAGTTTTCCATTGTGAACTATCCAGCTTATCAAGAGGCTAGTGTGGAAGCTCGACAACAAATGCAAGAAGCAGAAATCAGACAGCAGCTATATAACCAAGCGAAAATAAACTTAAACAAATTATTCTTAAAGGGGATTAAATAATATGAATTTTAATACAGTACAAGAAGCATTTAACCATTATCGTAACGCATCATTGGAAGATATCGAAACACGTGCAGGTCAAATTCGTGGAACAATCGAAAATGACCCAGACGCAGATATCACTAAATTAAATATTGAAATTGAAGGTTTAAACCAAGCAAAAGAAAACATCAAAGAAAAGGAGAATGAAACAGTGAATAAAGAAAACGAACAACGCTCATACAACCCAATTACAGGTGGACAAATTAGAGGACAACATGAAGTGCCTAAAGATAACATATTTAGCTCACAAGAATATCGTTCAGCATTCTTCAAACAAATGTTAGGACAAAACTTAACTGATATTGAACAACGTACATTTAATACAGCTATGGAACAACAAGATGCAGAACATCGTGCTGATAGTTTTTCATCTTCAAGCAATTCATCAGCAGTGTTACCAGAACAAACTTTAAATGAAGTTATTTCTAAAGCACGTACACAAGGTGGATTAATCGGTCACGTTAGATCATTCAACATTCCTACTAAGATTAGTATTCCAATTGGTACACCATCAGCTAAAGCATCATGGCATGCAGAAGGTGCTAAAGTTGAATCTGAAAACCCAGATGTTGTAAGAGTGCAATTTGAAGGAAATGAAATTATTAAGATTTTCTCAATCAGTGTTAAAGCTAAAACAATGTCTATTGCAGCATTCGAAAACTACTTAATCCAAGAATTAACAGCAGCAATTGTTGAAACTATCGACTATGCATTAATTAATGGTACAGGTAATGAACAAGGTCAAGGTATCTTAACTGGTATCACATGGAATGAAGCGAACAGCTTACCATTAACTGGTGAATATGTAGACTTCACAAAAGCATTAGCAAAACTAAAACGTGGCTATTCAGCTAACGCTAAATTTGCAATGAGTAACGCAACTTTATATAACACAGTTTATAGCTTAGTAGATGCTAACAAGCGCCCATTATTTATAGCAGATGCACAGAATGAATCTATCGGGCATATCTTAGGTAAAGAAGTTGTGGTTGATGACAATATCGAAGATGGCACTATTTTACTAGGTGACTTTAACTATGTAGGTTATAACTTACCAGAAGGCGTTATGCTAGAACAATCTCGTGAGTCATCATTCCGTAGTGGCTTAGTAGACTACAGAGCTATGGCTATTGCAGACACACGTGTGTTAGTAGATGAAGCATTCATCAAACTATCAGTACCAACAGCAGAAGCATAATAATAAATAACAGTTAGGGCATCAGTTGTAACTGGTGTCCTTTATTAATAAGGAAGTGAACATATGATTATAAGTATTGAAGAAGGACGCAACGCATTAAGAATAGATGGTGATTACAATGATGATGTGATACTACCATTGATTGAATCAATACCAAGTTACTTAGAGTTAACGACTGGTCGTGATTGGTTAGATGATGAAGTGCATCCATTAGCAAAGACAGCATCAGGTTTTATATTACAGTTATGGTTCGATACTCAATCACAAGACAGTGAAAGGCTTAAACGTACGATAGATGGTTTACTTGTATCATTAACAGCATTAGGACGCTCATACAATGGCTAGAAGCATAGAACAGTCCTTTTATAAGTCTACTAAGTGGATTAAGTGTAGGACTGGCTACATGTCATCACAGTATTATATATGTGAACGATGTGGAGGACTTGCGACAATTTGCCATCATAAAGTTTGGTTGAATCAAACCAATGTGAGTGATCCATTTGTAACTTTGAATTGGGATAATCTTGAAGCATTGTGTCATGACTGCCATAACAAAGAACATTTTAAAACGAATGCAACACGTGACGGATTAACATTTGATGAAAACGGAAATCTGAAATTAATATAAATAAATTATTAAATAATTAAAATAAAAAAAGTTGAAAGCCCCCCAGTTATAAATATTTTTTTGAAACGATTAGGAATCGTTCGATGGAGTTTAAATAACCTCCAAACCGATTTTTAGAATATTTAGGGGTATAAAAAGTATACTAGGAGAGAAGATAAATGAAGAAAATATATAATTCTATTAACTTAGATAATCTTAAAGTACAAATAGACGAAGATAACAACATCAACAAACCAGTGGCATATGATTTATTAGAAGAGTTAGTATTCATGAAAGAAACAATGGACGAGCTTAAAACGACTGTACAGCTACATGGTGCCACGTATCTATTCAAGCAAGGAGAACAGGAATATCTCAAAGAAAACCCTGCTATGAAGTCTTACAATGCTACTGTGACGAAGTACAACGCAACATTGAAACAGTTACTATCCTTGATACCAGAACAGATCGAAGAATCAGATGAATTCATGGACTTTGTGACTAATGCCTAACTACATTGAACAGTATTACCAAGAAATGGTTAATGGTAATATTACTGTTTCAAATAGAGTTAAGAAGCAATATAAAAATCTGGTAGAGGATATGAACGACCACCCGAAATATAAGTATGATGATGCTAAGGCACAGCGTCCGATTAAGTTTATAGAATCGTTCTGTAAGCACTCAAAAGGTGAGTTAGCAGGTAAACCGTTAGTATTGGACTTATTCCAACGAGCCTATATTTCGGCGCTATTTGGCTTTGTAGATAAGGACACAGGCTACAGACGATACACTGAATCATTCTTCTTTGTAGGACGTAAAAATGGTAAGTCAACAATGCTAGCTGCTATTTCACTGTACATGCTTATGGCAGATGGTGAGAGTGGTTCGGAAGTGTATTCTGTGGCATCTAAGCGTGACCAAGCTAATATACTATTTGACCAAGCACATGAAATGATTAAGCAAAGTGCAGATTTAAATAGAAATATTCGTAAGCGTAAAAGTGATTTATATTTTCCACATAATTTTAGTAAGATGCAATCACTAGGCAAAAACTCAAACTCATTAGATGGACTTAATGCACAGCTAGTGGTTATTGATGAATTGCATTCGATACAAGATAGAAACTTATACGAGGTTATGAAACAATCACAGTCTGCACGTACACAGCCTTTACTAATCATGATTACGACAGCTGGCACACATCGTGGCACGATATTTGATGACTTATACGAATACGCATGTAACGTGGTAGATGGCAATTTTGAAGATGATAACTTCCTACCAATCATGTATGAATTAGACCACAAGGCAGAGTTTAAAATGCCTGATAGATGGCAGAAGGCGAATCCTGCACTAGGTGTATCTAAAAAAGTTGAGGACTTAGAGCGTAAGGTTGCACGTGCCAAGAATAATCCTAATGATCTAACGGGAATATTAACTAAAGACTTCAATATACGTGAAACAACCAATAGTGCATGGCTCACATTTGAAGATATTGTGAATGAAGCTACATTTGATATTAAAGATTTTGCTGGTACTTATGCTATAGGAGGGGCTGATCTTTCCATTACGACCGATTTAAGTTGTGCCACATTACTATTCGTAGACCCAGAAACAGAAATACGCTATGTACATCAGATGTATTGGTTACCACAAGACAACCTACAGAAACGTGTAGAAGAAGATAAGATACCGTATGATAAATGGCATGACCAAGGCTTATTAAGGCTATGTAGTGGCAATACAATAGATTATTCAGATATCACAGATTGGTTCCTAGAAATGCTTAATGACTTTGATATAACACCACTGTGGATATATTACGATAACTATTCGGCTAGGTATTGGGTAGATGAAATGGAAGCTTACGGCTTTAAGATGATACGCACACAACAAGGTGCTAGAACATTAAGTTTACCAATGCAGAATATGGGCGCTGACTTGCAGAAGAATAAAATTAACTATAATAATAATCCAATATTGAAGTGGTGCTTGACCAATACTGGTGTAGAAACTGATAGGAACGGTAATATTGTGCCTATTAAGAACCAATCACCTAAACGTCGTATAGATGGCACAGCGTCTTTATTAGATGCGTATGTAGGATTGTTTGATAACTTTGAGCAATTCTTGAGGGCGATGTGACGAAAGCTATTACTTATAATTGAGTAACAGCTATTATCCAAAAATGACTAACAGTGAGGTGAAACAAATGGCATATCATTTTAACAATAGAATTTCTATCATAGGTATCACAGAAGAAATAAACGATGAAGGTGGATTTGAAGAAGTTGAAGCAGAAATTGCTAAACCGTGGGCTGACATTAAGACTATGCGAGCTAGTGAATTTGAATCAATGGGCTTTACTGTTACAAATGTACCAATAAGATTTATTATTCGCTATCGCAAGGGTATCGAGTTAGATCATAAGATTAAATATAATGGAGATATGTATAAGATTGAATCTATCGAAAATGACGATGGTAAGAATCATACATTAACGATATTTGCGAATAGAAATGAAATGTAAAAATGAACTGTCAAATAGTATTGAAAAATGGTGAGTCTATAATTATGAATGATTTCAACTGTATCGAATACCGATTAAACACAAGAGATGATATGAAAATTTTCAAAAAAGAAAATATTGAAAATTTGGACTTGATTGATGATATCACTTATACAATTATAGGTGGTACTATAGTTAAAATAAAAGGTGAACAAATTCTTTATTTACATTTTAAATAATAAATACAAGAAATGTAACACTCAACCATTACCTTAATACAGGGTAGTGGTTTTTTATGTTCTGAGAAACGCCTTATATTGCATCGAGAAACGATAGAGTGGGGGTAACGATTCGTTCAGTCCTTTTAACAGTTAAAAAATATTATAATATATTTTTTGCACTTATGAATGAATTTAGTATACTTAGGAATTGAGTTTTGCAACTTATTTATTAGATCATAAAGAAAGCCACCCTAAATGAATAGAGTGGCAATACCAGACATTGAAGAAAATTTAAGAAAAAGAAATCTAGTTCTGTGGTTTTACGATAACAATGCACCAGAAGCACCATTACCATAAAACACACCCTCCCTACCACAAACGATAGGCTAACTTTACAAGAACCACAATCATCAATTGTGTAATTTAATTATACCATAAATTAGCACTAGGTACTAATTTTATAATGAGTTTTCTGGTGCAATACTTATAAAGTCAAATTTGGTGTCTTCATCAATTTTCATGAAGGTTATAGGTGATTTGTTGTTAAGTAATTTAATATTATAAATGTAAGGTGGTAAGGCACTTTCTAATTCAATAGGATATTTTATTAACATTTCATCAAGCAACTTTAAATACTCTACAGATTGTAAAAAATCACTACGTTTAATTAATTTGGAATAATCTGAATCAAAAATGCCATTTTTATCAGGTGAATCTGTTATCTTTTTCCAATCATTGAAATTTTTAATACCTATATTAATTG